AAGACGCGCCGGAACGCCAAGAAAGCACCCTGGAAAATCTTCAAGCAACTGGTGAACTGGGAGTACGTGGCGAAAATCAGCGAACCCGAGGGGTTTGTGCGGTTCACCAACGGGTCCGAGATACAGTTCGATGGGGTGGAGATCCCCGACAACCTACGCGGTGATGGGCTGACGAAACTGGTACTCGAGGAGTACGCGAGTTGGAAGGACGGGAAGAAGATTTGGGACCAAGTACTGAGACCAATGTTGGGCGACAGGAACGGGCGGGCGCTGTTCGTCGGTACGCCGGCCGGCTACAACCACTTCCGGGATGTCTACGTGAAGGGGCTAGACCCCAAAGAGAAAGAGTGGTCGGCGGCCCAGTACACCACGCTTGACGGCGGGATAGTCTCGCAAGAGGAGATTGACGCGGCCAAGGCCGACACCAACCCACGGAGTTTCAGGCAGGAGTGGGAAGCGTCCTTTGAACAACTCGCCAACCAAGTCTACGATTACTTCGACCGCGGGACGCATGTCAAGGATACAGCCCTGGCCGGGGACAGGCTTTTGGTCGGGATCGACTTCAACCTTGATCCGATGACGTGCGTCATTGCCCAAAAGGACGAAAAGGGCGATTGCGAGATTCTTGAAGCGTTGGAGTTGAATTACTCCAACACGGACGAATTATTGGAGGAAGTTGAGAAGCGATACCCGGAGAGGCTATTCACCGCTTACCCTGACCCATCGGGTCGAAGCCGACATACCAGTGCCGGCGGCAAGACGGACTTTTCCATCATTGACGATAGGCCACGGTGGAAGGTGGATATGGTGATGTACCGGAAGTCCATCCCCTTGGCCGACAAGATCAACAACGTTCAAGCCAACCTTCGGGACGCCAACAACCACTCGCACGTCACGATACACCCCGTCAACGGTGTGCCGCTGATTGAGGCGTTCGAGGGGCTGACTTATGTGGAGGGGACAAGCCAACCGGACAAGACTGGGGGAAAGGATCATGTGTCCGATGCTGGGGCCTATTTACTCTGGGGCGCGTTTAACCGTTTCAAGCACAAAGGCAGTATCGGGACGTTCGCCTTGTAATCAATTCTGTATCTGTACATAATTGTAGCGTCTGACAGACTGCCGCGTATTGCCATAGGAAGGCAACGGGATGGACCAAGATAGGGTAGACACGATTTCCAAAGTCGCCAAGAAGATGGGCGAGGACTTGACCGTCGTCCGCGACATTGAGATGGGGTACAGTCGGGTCAAGGAACAGAACGTGAAGTACCTTCCCTCTCATCCCAAAGAAGAACCGGGTAACTACAGCATACGCCTTAACCGGCCGGCGTTCTTCAACGCCTTTGCCAGAACCACGGGTGGGTTGACGGGGATGGTGTTCCGTAGAAACCCCGTGTTGCAGGACGACGTTCGGGACGAAATCAAGGCCCACTGGGAGAATATCGACAACGCCGGGACGCATGGTGACGTGTTCGCCAAGCGGGTTTTTCACGACGCGATAGTGGCGGGGCACGCTGGTATCCTAGTGGATTTCCCGCAATCGACTCCGGGTCTGGAGGAGAAGATTGGTGGTCGTGCCGAAGAACTGGATAGCGGGTTGCGGCCGTTCTGGAGACACATCCTCAAGGAGAACATTATCTCGTGGCGCACTAGGACGGTGAAAGGAAAGTTGGTACTAACCCAGCTTGTGCTGAACGAACCTACAGTCCTTGCAGATGGGGAGTACGGGGAGAAGGAAGTCGAACGCTACCGGGTGCTACGGCTGGGGAACGCCGGGACCGAGAAGGAACCGCGAGAGGGTGTGATGTGGGACCTCTTTGAGAGTGCCGAAAAAAGCGCCACCCCCAAACGAATCGAAGGCGGGGAGATGAAAGGCGTCACGGAGATTCCCTTCGTTCCCGTCTACGCTAACGAAACCGACTTCCTGCAATCCAAACCCCCATTGATGGACTTGGCGTGGCTGGTGATAGCCCACTACCAAACCAACTCCGACATGCTTCATGCGGCCCACATAGCCAATACTCCCATCCCGGTCCTGTATGGGTTCGGCATTGATGGCACGGTAGTTCTTGGTATCAATACCGTGCTAAAGACGGACAACGAGGAGGCCAAGGCCGAGTGGCTTGAAACCACGGGTGGGGCGATAAATACAACCAAGGCAATACTGGCCGACATGCGGACAGAGATGTCCGTACTAGGCTTGGGTATCCTCGAGCGGCGGCCAATGACGGCTGAGACTGCGACGGCTAAACGCATTGATCGCAGTGAAAAGGACTCACAACTGAGCGCCGCGGCGCGTTCGCTCGAGGATGGCATAGAAAGGGCGCTGGGGTTCCATGCCCAGTTCATGGGTGTGGCTGATGAGAACGGTGATGGTGGGAGCGTCCAACTGAACCGTGACTACCAGGAACTGAGTCTGACGCCCGAACAGATCCGGGTCTACTCGGATGTGGTGGAGAAACATCAGCTATCCCCGGAGACTCTGTGGGACATTCTAATCGAGGGGAACGCCCTGCCGTCCAACTTTGAGGCGGCCAGAGCAAAGTGGATGAACCGGTCCATCTTCTTGACTTCCTTGGCCGGCATCCAGTCTTCTGCGTTAAAGCCGTCCACCTCGCCCGCTATCCGTGTGGCGAAATCAGTGGTGTCGAACTGCGTAATTGTGCCTATGCCGGAACGGCCCTCCTTGAGGGCATCCCAACTCTCCCTGACACCTATGCCCACAGGCGATAACAGGCCTGCGCCCGTTACCGCGACTCGCCTCAAATCGCTCATTTACTTTTTGCTCTTGATATACTCGAAGGCGTCCTTTACTCTGGTTATCTTCTCAGCATCCTCATCAGGTATCTCTACGCCGAACTCTTCCTCGAATGCCATGACGAGCTCAACCGTGTCCAAGCTGTCCGCGCCCAGGTCGTCAACAAATGATGCCTCTTCAGTCACTTCCGAAGCGTTCACTCCAAGCTGCTTTGCGATGATCTCACGAACTTTGTCTTCCATCTCTCACTTACCTCCTGTTGTAATTAGAATTATCATTGATTGCTCTTCCTAATATGGAAGCTACATGTACATTCCACCGTTTACGTGGATAACCTGTCCTGTGATATAACCCGCCGCGGGCGAGGCCAGGAAGGCCACTGCCTCGGCCACGTCCCCGGCTGTGCCGAAGGCACCAAGCGGGATATTGCGCATCATCTCTTCCTTCACTTTATCCGGAAGCTTATCTGTCATGGCAGTGACGATAAAGCCCGGGGCGACGGCGTTGACCGTAATGCCACGGCTGGCGTACTCGCGCGCGGTGGTCTTGGTAAGGCCCATCATACCGGCCTTGGACGCGCTGTAGTTGGCCTGCCCGGCGTTGCCCATGAAGGCAACTATTGAGGCTATGTTCACGATACGGCCGTAGCGCTGCTTGCTCATGGTCCTGAATATCTCCTTGGTGCAGAGGAAGACGCTCTTCAAGTTGATGTTCAGCACGGCGTCCCAGTCCTCTTCCTTCAAGCGCATGGTAAGCCCGTCGCGGGTGATGCCCGCGTTGTTGACCAGTATGTCTATCCTGCCAAGTTTTTCCGCTACCTCCTTTATGGATTCCGCAACGCTCTGGCCATTAGAGACATCCATCTTGACGGCAATGGCCTTCACGCCCATGCCCTCTAGCTCACTCGCCGTCTCTTCGGCAGCATCCAGCATCACGTCGGCCACTGCTATGTTCACTCCCTCGCGTGCAAGGCGCTCGCTTATGGACTTGCCGATCCCCCTGGCCCCTCCGGTGACAAGCGCCACCTGGCCCTTGAATTGGCCCTTTATTTGGACTGCATCGCTCATGATTCCTCCAACCTTACAATTAAGTTAAGTTAATAATATTACCAGAGTATGGGGGCGGTTTTCCATATTATATGCATAAATGCCCTTGACAACCGATATTTGTCCCCAACCTGCTGATTTTCAGACAAATATTACAATATAGACGAATCCGCTCACAATTCCAGGCCGATCGGATGTCCTCATTATGCAAAGTGACTTTATCGAGGTATCCGTACTCGCCATGCAGGGGTATTTACAACAGGCTATAATGGGCCTATCCTTAAATAAAGAGGAGATGCACGCCATGCCAGAACAAAGAATAGATATTGTGGGAAGAAGGCAGAGGGCGGACCGCCGCGACGGTCTGGAACGCCGTCTTGCTCCGCGCAGAATAAGCGTTATTGACGTTACCAATGACCTGCGCCACCAGCTTGAACGCAGGATGGAGGAGCAGCGCACAAATATGCGCAGGCTCTTCCCTGACCGAAGGGCCATGGACTCCGGCTCCTTCGGCTCATCGCACTTTCAGCCTCACTGATGGCAGTCAGGCCAGACAGGGCACTTTTTTTAAAAAACAACCCACCGGCCTGCTTCTGCGACCGGCCCCCTTCCGCGCCCTTCCGCCCCCTTCCGCGCGCCTTCTGTGAT